ATGTTGTGAAGAAAGACCCTATACCTATTACTAAGTCTAAGCTACAAAAGTTTGAGATAGCTGCCAGCTTAATATCTAATGGTTTGGTGTACATTGTCGAATCATCTTTTGACAGAGTTACCTTAGAAGCTTTTTATAAAGCATGGGAATCATTTACTGGCGAACGTTCGACGAAGCTGTACAAAGATGACGCGACAGACTGCCTATCTACGGCGATTGCGTTCTTAGCTAAGGAACAAGTAATACCATCCTTCACCCTCCCAACATTAAGCAAAGCTAATGAATTTAATTTCTAATCAACAAGGAGAATTCCAGATTGGAAGATGAAAATGATGACATCTCCTTGACCAAAGGGGATAACCCGATACCTCGTATCCGAATGGGTGAAATAGGTAGTACGGGATTAAAAGTCTCTGACGGATATGTTTACGAAGAATGTAAAAAGGAATTCAGAACTCCGTTCTGGCAGAAAGAAGTTAAGAAGATGATGATGGATCCAGTAGTATCTGCTGGCATCGAAATCTACAAAATGTGGCTTGCTAGAAGTGTTCCTGTAGTTGTTCCATACGATGATGATGAAGATCATGTAGCGAAAGCTAAATTCATTGAACAATGTATGAAGGATATGGAACATACGTTTGATGAATTCTTCTCTGACGTACTCTCCTACATTCCATATGGTTTTGCTCCTATTGAGATGGTATTCAAGAAACGCTTGAAGGAAATGGGAAGTAAATATAATGATGGATTGGTAGGCTGGAAGAAGCTCCCTATACGTTCACAAGACTCATTAGATGAATGGGTGTTTAGTGATGATGGGAGAGAACTTCTTGCAATGAAGCAAGACATTAATGGATTGAATTACACAGAACGATTTAACAATCTGCTGAAAACATATGGTGACGGTATTATCACTATCCCTATGGAGAAGTTGATGTTGTTTCGGTATAACCCTACAAGGGGTAATCCTGAAGGGCACAGCCTATTAAAGAGTGCATGGATTGCTTGGAAGTATCGTACACAGTTAGAACTTGATGAGTCAGTCGGGATCCAAAGGTCTTTACAAGGGATCCCAGTTTATTATATAGAACCATCTTATATGTCGGCAGATGCTGCTGATGATAAGAAAGCTGTGTATAACGAAGTACAGCGCCAAGTTAGAAATTTCTCACGTAATGAGCAAAGTGGTTTTGTAATCCCAAACGTGTTCGACCAACACTCTAAGCAACGTTTATTCAGCCTTGAAACTGTTGATGTTAACACAGGTAATCAATACGACACAAACGCTATCATTCGTCGTTGGGATTTAAAGATTCTCACAACACTGTTAGCTGACGTATTAGCTCTTGGACAGGAAGGTAATGGTAGTTTTGCATTATCTGAGAACAAGACAGCATTGATGCAAATGGCTCTAGAAGCTCGATTAAAAGAGATTTCTACAGTTATCCAGAACACTCTTATCAAAACAACATTCGCTATGAATGGGTGGGATACTTCAGAACTTCCTTCTATCGAATTCACATACCCAACAGATGTTGAGATCGATAACTTTGGTAAGCTTGTACAACGTATTGGTGCAGTAAACTTCCTTCCACGTACTCCAGACACAATTGCTTGGGTAGCTAAGCAGATGGGATTCCCTGAGTGGGAAAAATTCAAAATAATGTCTCAGGAAGATTTAGATGAGTTGTTTACAGATAATGAAACAGGGGCTGCTGAAGGAATGGCAGAAGGTATGCCTAATGGTACAGGTAAATCTAACAAGTCGGGTTCAGAGACTAATAGCGACAATAAAGGATAAATAATGGCTCATGAAGCTTGGCGATTACTCGCTGAAAAAATTAATAATAAGCCATTGCTTATAACAGAAGATGCCTTAACGCCTATCCTGAGTTATCTGGAAAATCGTACAGAAGCTGCTATTAGCAATGAACAAACTAAACGTAGAAATGCCCCTAGCATTGCAGAACGCACAGCAATGATACCCATCTCTGGTAGCCTTAGCTATGAGAAAACATGGATGGGTGCATTGTGTGGAATGACCTCCTATCAGCAGCTTGTTGAAGATGTAGAGGAAATGCTTGACTTAGGTGCTAAGACAATCGTGTTAGATATTGATAGTGGAGGTGGCGAAGCGTATGGTTGCTTCGAGACTGCTATGTCTATCAAGAAACGTGTATCTGATGCTGGCGCTAAACTAATCACTTATGTAGACGGTATGGCTGCTTCTGCTGCTTATGCTCTAGCTTCTGTAGCTGACGAAGTGATTATCAACCCTATGGCTGAAGCTGGAAGTATTGGTGTACTGATACGCTTGATTGATTCCAGTGAAGCAATGAAGAAAGCTGGCTATAAGCAAATCTACATCACCTCTGCTAAATCAAAAGTTCCTTTTGACGCTGACGGTGGATTCAAGAAAGAATTCTTAGAAGATTTACAATCTCGTGTAGACAAGCTACACACGCAATTCTTAGATCACGTATCCATGAATCGTAATATCTCCACAGACAGTATTAACAACATGCAAGCTAAAGTGTTTGATGCTGAGAAAGCATTAGAGCTTGGTTTAGTTGATAAGATTATGTCCCATGAAGATTTCTTTGAATACTTAGCAGACCTTGAGGAAAAATCAAGTCCTATGATTACCAATCTTTTTAATAAACCAAAAGCTAAAGCTTCGGCAGAAGCTATCACAACCGAGGAAGATGACGCAATGAAACTTGCTGAATTACAAGCGCAATATGAAGATGTTGTTGCAAAGTTAAGCGCTTCTGTCGATCAAGTAACATCATTAGAGTCTCAAGTGCTGGAAGCATTAGCTTCTGTGGATGAGAAAGACGCTGAATTGAATGCTGCTTTATCTGAATTGAACGCTATCAAACAAGCTAATCTGGAAGCTGCTAATGCTTCTAAGCTGGCTAAATTAGCTGCTGTATATGGAGATGACCAAGCTCAAGAAATGTTTGAAGCATTGTCTGCATTACCAGAAGCTGCATTCGATAAGATTGTCTCTGCCAAACGCTTAGATAATGAAACTGTTACGAAGTCGCCTATGTTCCAAGAAGTAGGTGTTACTGGTGAAGCAGAAACCAAAGAACCATTAACTGCTGAGCAAATCTTAGTAGCTCGCCTTCAACAAAAACAAAAAGCCCAATAATCCAAGGAATATAAAATGACTAAAATCGCAACCGATTTTCCTAACAATTCTGACGTAATCAAATACGAGTCAGCTCAACACAATATGTGGGGCCGTAATCGTTCAGAAGTTACATACAATGGTGCAGCAGCAACTTTAGAGTTGGGTACTGTGTTAGGTAAAGTAACTGCTTCTGGTAAGTATGTAGTGTTAGCTCCTGCTGCTTCAGATGGTTCTCAGAATGCTGCTGCTGTAGTAATTGACCGTAAAGTAACTGCTGCTGCCACTACTGACACTAAAGTAGTTGTGTTAGGTGGTGACTTAGCATACCAAGTTGATGTTGGTGTTCTGTCTACTGGCTTAATCTTCCCTGCTGGTATCACTGGCCCTCAAACCACTGCTGCATTAGCTGCTTTAGGTGCTAAAGGTTTCCAAATCATCACTGGCGTAACAGACGCTGTTGTTTAATCGACACGTTCATTCTGAATTTTAAAGGAACAATATTATAATGGCTAACGTAAACTCTCCAGTAGATTTTAACAAACTATCCAACTTAACCACAGCGATCAACTTAATCCCTAACGAATATGATCGCATGGCTGAATACTTCCCAATCGAAGGTTCTCCTCGTGGTGCTATCATCTATGACCGTACACAAGAAAAAACTGGTATGTTATCTGATACCCGTAACAAAGGTCATAAACAATTATCTGGTAAAGATTGGAAACGTGAAGTGTTCACCACTATCGCTCCAGAATTCTCTTACTCAGACTTCATCGTTGCTGCTGACGTAGACCGTGTACGTAAAGCTGGTGAAGCTCAACAACCAGAACTGTTAGCAGACCTGCAAGAACGTAAGCTGAAATACTTACGCCGCTTACACAGCCTGTCACACGAATTCATGCGTGTATCTGCTCTGAAAGGTATCACCACTACACCAGATGGTATTGTCTATGCAGATATGTTCACTGAGTTTGGTGTTACTCAGAAAGTAATTAACTTTGACTTCTCTGATGCTGACTTAGATATTAATGGTCTGTGCCGTCAAATCTTACGCCATATGGAAGATAACGCCTTGAATGGTTCATGGGCTGGTATGGCTCACTTCATGGTAGCACCAGAGTTCTTCGATGAGTTAGTTAAGCATCCTAAGACTTTCGAAGCGTACAACCAATACCAGAACTTAAACCAATTAGCTTCTGCTCAGGTTAACCGTGATGATTTAGGTCGTAAACGTTTTGGCCGTACATTCTTACACTGTGGTGTAATGTTCGAAGAATATCGTGCTACTGTAAACGGTACTCGCTTCATTGAAGCAAACGTTGCATACGGTTTCCCAGTAGGTTTGGAAGGTGTATTCGTTACTTACGCATTACCTCCAGAGAAGTTCTCTGAGCTGAACTCTTTAGGTCAAGAGTCTTACGCATGGCAGTACCCTGTTGAGCGTGATTCTCAAGTAGAGATTGAATCATTCTCTAGCGTATTACCTTTCTGTAAGCGCCCTGAAGTATTAGTAAAACTGACATTAACTCCAGCAGCTTAATGTTTATGGGGCTAGAAATAGCCCCTTTATTCCCTAGGAGAAATAATGGCTTTTACAGATAATCCTACATTAGCTAGGGATAGAATTCGATTAATGATTGGCGATACAGATACGTTGATGCCATTCATATCAGATGGTTGGTATGATTATTATCTTACCCAGAATAATAACAACGAAAAAACTACAGCTATAGAAGTTGCTAAGAAGATTCTGGCAATGTACACAGGTTGGACTCGTGAAAGGGAAGGGCAGTGCGAACGGTATGGTCAAGAAGCTTTTGATAACTATTTAAAATGGCTTAAAGACTTAATATCAGATCCATCCCTTGGTTTACTATCAGCCCCTATGCCTTATCTTGGCGGTAGTTCTAAAAGTGATATGGCTGCTAATGATGCCGTTGCTGATAATGTTCGCCCATGTATTACACGTATTGGTTGTGATGATGAATATGCAACATTTGATGACCCATTTAGGTTTAGCTAATGAACATAACATCCTCCGCCACATTAGACATGAAACAAATCAATGCAATGATACGTAGGATGCAATCCCTAGAATCTCACGAAGCTCAATATGGCTACTTCGAAGGTGACATACATACATCCTCTGGACTTGATATGGCTGAGCTTGTATCTGAATTGAACAAAGACAGACCATTCATGGTGTACGCTGGTGATATGGTGGAACGTCATTTCGATTCATCTAAGATGTGGAAGAATGATGTATGGAACTATCTCAAAGGAAATGGCACTGTTATTCAGCTCTATAAATCCTTTGGTCGTATTGGTGAAACATATGTTCAGGCTTCCATAGATGTTGGAGATTGGCTTCCTAACGAAGAATGGTGGAGACAAACTAAGATTGAAAAATACGGCTCTACAGCTCCATTGATTGAATCAGGTGAGATGTACAATAGCGTATCATCACGTGTTGTTAAAACGGTGTAGGAGCTACTATGAGAATACAAAGACGTAATGGCCCTATCCCTAGAATATCTTTGAATGGTAGGCACGTTACAGAAACAGTGAATGATTTTGGAACACCTACAACAACCACTACAGCATTCACATTGAATACATGCACAGTACAACCCTATGTTGGTGATGACTTCATCCTTGGCTCAGATGGTTACGGTACGAAAGATTTATTCACAGTGTTTACAGCTACATTGCTCACTGCTGGTGATGAAAATTCTACAGTGAAAGCTGATGAAGTGCAAATCAATAACCAATGGTACAAAGTGATTAAAGTACAACCTTGGGGTGTTGGCGTAATACCTCATTATTGTGCAACTGTTGTATTGAAAGATGCAGGGCTTATCTAATGAATTATGAACAAGCCTTAAATGAATTAATCACAGCTATACAAGGGATGTGTATTGATGTAGCTAATATTCCATTTACACAACGTAATGTGGGTAATCAGAAGCTACAAGTTCCACATTGGCAAGTACACATTGATGGGTATGAGCCTGTTGGTATTAGCGATAATTTTGAATATGGTAAGAGTGCTAAACAATATGAAGTGTTCGTAGATTTAGCTTGCCATAGAAATCATTTAACGAATTATGCTGGCGGTACATCATTAAGACTTCAGAAAGTAAAACATGCTTTTGAAGGACATTCTGGTGTTTACTATGAGCATTTCGATACACGCTCAGTAAGCTTCTTACGAGCTACAAGAATACAACGCAGAGATTTTCCTGTTGATAAGAATCAGTGGGAGGAACGCTCTGTGACACGATTAGTGTTTAGTATGTTAGTGATTGATGAAGATCCAATCGACGTAGGACATATTGAAACTATCCAAGTGAATACATTAAAGGTGTATGACACTCCCGAACACATTGCTACAGAAGATGAGATAGAAGTTACTTACGTTTATGGTGGCCCTGTCCCTACGAATTCTACATATTCCGTAATCTAAAACAAACATAGCAGGAGCTATAATGGCCGAAGTCCCTATTGACTCAATCATTGACGTAACTGTCAGCTTGGGTACACAGCCCATCACCACCGCATCGTTTACTTCGGCTGCATTCTTAGCTGATTTAACTGATGTAGCATTCTCTGATGCTTATCGTATTTATGAATCTCTGACTGAAGTCGCTGTAGATTTTGCTGATACCACTAAGACATACAAGTTTGCTGCATTAGCATTTGGTGGTAATTTTAAAACAAACAAGTTATACGTTATCAAGTATCGCACCACAGGCACTGTATTAACTCCTGTAGCAGCTTTGACGGCTACGTTGTTAGTAGACAACACTCCATATTGGATTGGTTGTGATAGCCACGTAGATGCCACTGTAACAGCTTTGGCTGCATTATGTGAAGCTGAAGATAAGATGTATGTCAACAGTACACAACAAGCAGGTGTATTAGTTCCAGCAACTACTACTGACATTGGTAGTGTATTGCAAGATGCTGCATATAACCACACATTCACTTTGTACAATGCTGCTGCTGATACCGTAATGGCGGAAGGTGGTATTGTTGGTGCAATGGCTGCAATTCAAGCAGGTACATCCACAGCAGAATATAAAACATTAGTTGGTGTTACAGTTGATAGTTTGAATGCTACACAACGTAGTTCATGTGAAGCTAAGAACGTAGCCTACTACATGCCAACGTCTGGTGTAAATTGTTTATTCAATACGAAGGTAGCATCAGGTCAATTCCTCGACACTATCGTATTTAGTGATTGGTTAAAAGCACGTATTCAAGAACAATTGTTCTCATTGTTAAAACGTGAGTCTGATTTAGGTCGTAAGGTTTCATACGATGAAGCTGGCTTCGCTAAAGTAAGACAAGCTATCGAAGCGGTTGTTCAAGTAGGTATTAATAACGGAAGTATCTCTACAGATATTGAGCCTATTGTACGTACTCCAGCAAGAGAAGATATTCTGGAAGCAGACCGCGCCAATCGTATCCTGCCAGATGTTATTGTAGAAGTGCTGTATTCATCTGCTGTACATACTGTGCTTGTACGTGCATATGTTACAATTTAAGGAGTAAGAAATGGCTGGCCCAGAATTAAACGTATTTGACCCTAAACAGGTTACATTAACTATCGGTGGTCAAACCGTAACAGGTTTCTCTGAAGGTAGTCGATTAACAATCACTAAGACAGATGGTATCACTTCCACGACACGTGGTATGGACGGCGATATGTCTATTGATATTATTAATATGAATGATGGTACGTGTACCTTTACACTGATACACAATACATCATTCAACAAAACAATGCGTGATTGGTTATACTTATATCAAACATCAGGTCGGGTAACAATTGTTCCATTTGAAATGAATGACCCTTCAGGTGGTAAATTAGCTACACAATGCTGGATTGAAACTCAACCAGATTATGACGTAGGACAAAGTACATTTGACCAAGCTTGGGTAGTTCACCTTCAAGATGCCCGTATCAAATCTAACACAGGTTTATCTCGTCTTGATGCAGCTTCCAAAGTGTTTGGTTTCAGCGGTAACATCTAACAATTTGTCGTGCAGCGGAACAAGGATGTTCTGCTCTTTCATCTAGGATAGGTGGAACACGATAAATCATATTCACATAACAAAGAGCATGACAACAAAATGACAGACCCCTTCTCAAAAGTTGCACAGCATAAATTTACTGTGAACAACAAAAAATTCATATCAAACGCTTGGCCTGTTCGTAGCAAAGCATTCAAAAATCTCCCAATCATTGGCGGAACATTCGCAGTCCCTATCAGTATTATATACGGTAGTGGTGGTGAGAACATGCAAGAAGCTATGGCAATGGCTACAGAGCTATTCTTCCAAAAGTTAGCAGACCCAGAAGCTGACCAACTCGTAGAACTAATCCTTGAAGATGTATTCATTCAAAAGAATGGTGGTGTTGTCCCATTAGATTTGGATAATGATTTCGATGATTTAGATGAGTTGTTACAGGTGCTTGCTGAAGTCTTAAAACAACATTACGGGAAGCTCATATCGGGAAAAGGTTCACGGAGCCTGTTCGGAGTGATGGTTCCGTTAGCAGAAGTAGTGGCTCCGAAACCAGACCAAGCAAGTCCTGCCTAGATTACATTTCCCGTACCACTTCCTTAGACCAACTCAATTTATTATTCCTACGTGCTGTACGTGAAGGTAAGAATGATCCTCTCTCATTAGAAATGATGGGATTGGATTACCTATTAGATTTAATCGAATACTTAGACATTCAACAATACGTGGAGAAAGACATTGAAAGGCAGATTGATGCTAAACAGAAAAGGTAAATTAGATGGCTGAAAGTATTACAGGTAGTGTAGTCGGGAAAGTCAAGTTTCAGATAGATTCTCAATCGTGGAAGAATCTGGAAAAGTTTCAGGCTAAAATGACATCTGTTAAACGACAGATGTCTAGTATGCACAAGACAATTAAAGTGCAAGCTGTCGTTAAGCAAATGACAGATGTTACAAAGAAAGTGACGAACAATAGTATCTCTGAAAAGAAACGTGAGATGAGTGCTCATGTAGCTGAATATCAGAAAGCTCAAGCAAGAATGAATAGAATCAATCAACGTAATGCAGGTGCTGCTGGTAAGTTTGATTCACGTTCACGAATGTATGAGCAGATTAAATTACAGCAAGCTAGACATGCTGGAGTCGGTGATGCAGACCTGAAGAAGATTGCAGGTTTAGCTGGACAAGCTAGAGCAAACTCTGGTGGCGATATTGCAGTATTTAGATTTCAACTACAGCAGTTGACGAAAGATTTAATTAAGAACACTCGTGAAATAAATGCTAATAGGGTGACGCTAAGGTCGTTGCGTACAGACCTTGTGCAAATGACAGCAGCTTATACAGCGTTTAGTGGTGTTGTTAATATTGCTCAGAGCGGAATGGAAATGGAGAGCCTTAGAGCATCAGCAAAAGTGTTTGCAAAAGATGATGCTGGTGTAGCAGATTATATGAAATTCATTGCCGATGAAGCCGAACGTCTTGGTGTTAATTTTCAAACTGCCGCTCAAGAATTCACAAAGTTCAGTATATCAACAAGAAATAAATTTGATTCAGGAACACAACGAACATTATTCAGTGGCATATCTGAATATGCAGCAGTATTGCAAATAGACCAACAACAGTACCAGCGCCTGTTTAAATCTATACAGCAGATGAGTGATAAAGGCTTGTATGCTGAGGAAATCTACGGTCTTGAAATTGGCTGTAGTAAAACTTATTGAACTGTTCTGGGACGTCCTAAAGACCATAGCACTACAAAGTAACTCGTAAGGGTAGGCTTGACACGTTATAAAAAGATATGGTATGCTTCCTTTTTAAAATTAAAGAGGAATACAAATGGATAATCAGCAGGTAAGTACCATTAACGAAGTTTGGAAAGTATATTCAGAAGTACCACGTTTTGAAGTGTCAACATTAGGTAATGTTAGACATAGTAAAGACGGGTCTACTAAATATAAAAAGCCAGATAAAATAGGGTATATCTATATACAATACAAGGTTAAGGGTAAGAGATTGAATTTAAAAGTTCATAGAATGGTTGCTAAAACATTCTTGAGTAATGAACTCAATCTTCCAGAAGTTAACCATAAAGACGGAAACAAGCAGAATAATAACATAAATAATCTTGAATGGTGTACTAGACAACAGAACATCAGACATGGTTATGACACCGGACTGTTCGACCAAAAAGGCTCAAAGAATGGAAGATCTATTCTTACTGAAACTCAAGTTCACGAATTGTGTGCTTGGTATGAAGCCTCTACAGAACACACTCCTAAACTAGCTGTTGAAACTTTTAATGTAAGTATCCAACAAGCTAGTAAGATTCGTTGTGGTGTTGCTTGGAAACATATATCTTGTTTGTATAATATTGTACCTTTACGTTAGTGGTAAAACTTCAGAGACTAGCCGAAAGGCGTACACCCAAGCGGGTGGAAATGGGAAGAATGTGAACAGGTAGAGCTGAACATTAAGATATGGTCTTTTCTTGCACGAGAGTGTAAGCAGTTCATAAGAGAACGGGGTGGAGGGTAGCGTCTCCACTTGACTACAAAGTACAGGACAAATCGCCGAGGCCCTCCCCGGTGGTGTTTCACTTTTTCTTCCTTACTGAGTTTCGGGAATTTCTAAGATTTGCTTACCTGCGGATTTTCCCTATTGTTGACGTTATTACCATACCACAAACCATTACGTTTGGTTCACCCAGCATATTACTATGTGAGGAGGTAGTCAACACCTAACAGGAGTTTCCCGCAATTAAAGAAGTTTATTTTTCTGCATATTTCTATACAGCGAGCCTAATAAAAAGCTCCTCACTCATAAGTTGATCTTTACCAGCTACTTGAGAAAGTGCC